CACTACACCGACACCGGCCGGGCCGCGGTCGACGACGCCCGCTCCCCGATGTGCTGGATGGAATGGGCCGCGGCCGACGACGCCGAGATAACCGACCGGGACGCCTGGTACGCGGCGAACCCGTCGATCGGCTACCCCGGCGGCATCACCGAAAGCGGACTCGAAGCGGCGTTGACCGCGATCCCCGACGCCGAGACGTTCCGGCGCGAGCACTTGAACGTGTGGGTCGACGTCGCCCAGATGGTCGGCATCGACCCGCTCGCCTGGGCCGCGTGCCGGGACGACGGGATCACGATCGGGGAGCAGCTAGCCGTAGCGATCGACTTCACCCCCGAACGCGACCGGGGGGCTGTCGTCGCCGTGGGGGAACCGGTCGACGGGCGCACACCGATCGAAGTCATCGAGCATTCGAGCGACCTCGAACGGCTTGTGACCCGGGCCGTGGAGGTCGCCGCGCGCTGGGACGCGACGGTCATCATCGACCGGGGCGGACCCGCTGGCTCGACCATCCCGGCCTTCGAGCGAGCGGGGGCGCGGGTCCGCCTTATCTCGCTGCCCGACTTCGTCCGGGCGTGCGGCGACTTCCACGACGCGGCCACGCACGCCCGGGTCGCTCACCGCGGCGACTACCGGCTGACTGACGCTGTGGCGGGGGCGACGAAACGCCGTGTCGGGGACGCCTGGGCGTGGCGGCGGCGCGGCGGCGCGGACATCTCCCCGCTTGTCGCTGCGACCCTTGCCCGCTGGGGGGTTGTCGGCGTCGACGAACCGAAAGAGGCCCCGAGCATCTACTAGCCGGGAGGCGTGATGCTGACCCAGGACATCCGTGAGCACTACCCGATCAGCGAGCTACGAGAGCACCCCGACAACCCCCGACGCGGCGACGAGGCGACGATCGAGGCGTCGATGCGGGCGCACGGCTTCTACGGGGTCGTCGTCGCCCAACGTTCTACCGGGCGCATCCTGATCGGCAACCACCGGACCCGTGTCGCCCGCCGGCTCGGGTACACGCACCTACCCGTGTCGCTCGTCGACGTCGACGACGACCAGGCCCGGCGTCTCCTGCTCGTCGACAACCGCTCGAACGACATCGCCGGCTACGACGACGAAGCACTAGCCCGGCTGCTCGACGACCTCGACGGCGTGTTCGACGGCACCGGGTACGACGCCGCCGACCTGCGGGCGCTGCTCGACCGGATCGAACCCGACCCGCTCGACCCCGACACGCTGACCCCGTTCGACCGGTCCGCCGAGTTCTCCTGCCCGTTCTGCGGGGCGCGCTGGCACGACACCGCCCAAGGCCCCGAGCGCAGTGAGTGACCTCGTTGTCGCCCCCGTCAGCAGTCGAGCCACCCGCTACGCGGTCGAACATTGGCACTACTCGGCGCGGATGCCCGTCGGGCGGGCGCAGTCCTACGGGGTGTGGGAGACAAGCCGTTTCGTCGGGGTCGTGCTCTACGGCCGGGGCGCCAGCCCGTACCTCGCCCCCAGTCTCGGCCTCGACCGCTTCGAAGTCTGCGAGCTAACCCGCGTCGCGCTACGCGACCACGACCACGCTGTCAGCCAGATCGTCGCCCGCACGCTCGCGCTGCTGCGTCGCTCGTCGCCCCGGCTCCGCGTCGTCGTCAGCTTCGCCGACCCGTACCACGGCCATCACGGCGGCATCTACCAGGCGTTGAACTGGCTGTACCTCGGGCTGACCGAACCGGCGATCGCGTACCGGGACGGCACGGGACGTCTGCACCATCAGCGGGTCGTCACCGCGTCCGGGATCGTGCGCCAGTTCGGGAAGGTGACCCGGGTGCCGCGTCCCGACGATCTGGAACGTGTCGTGCTGCCCGGCAAGCACCGGTACGCGCTGCCGCTCGACCGGGCGCTGCGCCGCCGACTGGTGGCAGACTCGCTGCCGTACCCGCCCGCGGTCGAAGTGTCAGAGGGGACACGCCTCGTGACCGGCGAGGAGAGCCAGGTTCGATCCCTGGCGACCGCTCCCCCCGATCGGTCACACTGAGTGCCCGTGAAGCGCAAGCCGTGGTCGATTCGCCGCCAGCGCGACCCGCTCGACGAAGGGCGCTGGTGGGTCGACCAGACGATCGGCCCCAACACGATCGCCCCGATGGTCCGGGCTGTCGCCGAAAGCTACGGGTTCCCGTGGATCGCGGGCGGGCTGCTGTTCGAACGCGTCGGGTCCGCGTCGCGCTGTCTGCAACTCGTCTCCCAGCAGATCGCGACGCTGCCGCTGCGACATCGGGGTCCTGGCTTCTTCCCGGCCTGGCTGCACAACCCCGAACCGGCGCTCTACACCGGGCTGCCCGACGCCGTGTTCGCGCTCACCTGGTGCATGTACGCCCGCGGCAACGCCTACCTGTGGGTCACGTCCCGCTACGAAACCGGCTACCCCGCGAGCTGGGTCGTGCTCGACCCGACGACCGTCCAGATCCGCAAGGACGGCAACGGCGAACCGGTCTACTACTCGAACGGGTACCGGCTCGCGACCGAAGACGTCCTGCACATCCGGCGCAACTTCATTCCCGGCCAGACCTACGCGAGCGGGTGCCTGGAGGCGTACTGGTCGAACCTGTCGTCCGCGTTCGCGACAGCGACGTTCGCGGCCGACTTCTTTGCTGCGTCGGGTGTCCCGGCCACGGTCCTCAAATGGGACCGGCGACTCACGAAAGCTCAAGCCGAGACGTTGCAAGGCCAGTGGGTCGCCGCGGTCGCCGCCCGGGGCGGGGCGCCCGCTGTGCTCGACCAGGGGTTGGCCTTCGAAGTGCTGTCGTTCTCGCCGAAGGATCTCATGCTCCTAGAGCTACGCGAGTTCGACGACAAAGCGATCGCGTCGGCGTTCGGGGTGCCGGCGTTCATGCTCAACCTCCCCCAGGCTGACGGCCTCAACTACTCGAACCCTGAAATGTTGTTCGGGGTCTGGTGGCGCACCGAGCTAATGCCGGCGGCGCACCGGATCGAGGTCGCTCTCACTCGCTGGATGCCGCGCGGTAACTGGGTCGAGTTCGACCCGAGCGTCCTCGTTCGCCCCGACCTCGAAACGCTGACGCGGGTGTGGACGCAGCTTCTCGGGGCCGGGGTCGTCACCGAGAACGAAGTCCGGGCCGCGGTGCTCGACTTGCCGCCGCTCGAAGAAGGCGAAGCTCTCGAAGAAATCGACGAGCCGGGACAAGCCGGCGGGCCGTCAGCGATCACGCACGGACCCGCGACGATCCCGTTAGCTGTCGTCGGCAACGAAGTGGAGGCTGTCCCGTGACCCCTGTGCGCCCCGTCATCGTCCGCACCTACCAGGCCGACATCACCGACGCCGACGGGCGCTCGATCGTCGGGCGCATCGTCCCCTACGGCGAGGTCGCCAGTGTCGCCGATCACCCCGACGGACGCCGCTACCGCGAGGGTTTCGTCGGCGGCGCGTTCCGGCGCAACACCCAGGCACCCAACCGGGTGCTGCTCGACTTCGAGCACGGCCGCGGCCTCGCTGACAAGGTCGGGCACGGGACCGAACTCGTCGAACGCGACGACGGGCTGCACGGCGTGTTCCGCACGACCGAAGCCGGCAACGGGCCGCTCGCGCTCGAACTCGTCAACGCCGGGGTCCTCACCGGCTTCTCGGTCGAATGCGAAGTGTTCCGGTCGACCCGACGCAGCGACGGCGTTGTCTTGCGCACGTCGTGCAACCTGCTCGGCGTCGCCCTGTGCCGGGACCCCGCATACGACGGCGCCCGGGTCGAAGCGGTACGTACCGCGGTCGACGTCGACGTCGAAGTCGATCACGTCGAGTTCGACCTCGGGGCAATGCGCCCGGCCCGTGACGACTCGCTAGATGACAGGCTGCGGTCACTGGGCCTACTCTCCGTGGCTGAGTAAGTCCGGCACCGCCCCCGGACCCGCCGACACCCCGGCTCTCCCCCGGCACCCCGGCAGGGCAGGCGGCCACCGCGGACATTGGCGACGACCCGAGCGAGGTCGAACCGATGCCGAACGCCGTCCTGCAACGTCTCGTCGACGAACGAGAGCGAGCGAACGAGACGATCAACGAAGTCCTCGACCGCGTCGAGGCAGAGGAACGTGACCCGACCGACGCAGAGCGCGAACTCATCGCCCGGCACCGGGACCGCCTGACCGAGCTAGAGCCTCAGATCGTCGAGCTTGTCGACCTCGAGGAGCGCCGCGCCGACAGCCGTGACGCCCGCGCCGTGTTGCAGCGGGTCGCCGAAGCCGCCCGGCCCCAGCCCCCCGCCCCCGACGGTCAGCCCGTCGACGGCCCGCCCGAAGTCGTGTACCGCACGTTCGCCGAGTACGCCCGAGACGACATGATCCGCCGGTTCGAGCGGGTCGCGAACCGGGCCGGGATCGGGGCACGCGAGCGCGCTACCGAGCGGATCGAACGGGCCGTGCAGCAGGTGCTGACCTCGGACGTCCCCGGTCTGCTCCCGCCCCAGCACATCGCCCAGATCATGCAGGTGATCAGCACCCGGCGCCCGATGGTCGAACGCTCCCGTCGTCTCGGACTGTCCGCCGGGAAGATCACGTACCCGCGGATTACGACCCGCCCCCAGGTCGGCGTCCAGGCCGCAGAGAAGACCGAGGCCGGCAACGGCGCGATGGACGTGATCATGGTCGAGAAGGTGGCGACGACCTACCTGGCTGCCGCAAACCTGTCGTGGCAGACGATCAACTGGTCGACGCCCGACGCGCTCGCGCTGTGGTTCGACCTGGCCGCGGAGAGCTACGCGGAACAGACCGAGCTTGCCCTCGGGACGATGCTGTCGACGACCGGTAGCCCGCCCGACCCCGCCGCGGTCACCGTCGCGACCGACGACCTCGCCGGCTGGCTAGCTGCGCTCGCAGAGGCAGCCGGGGCGATCAACGCGGCGACCCAGAAGTTCCCCGACACGGTCGCGTTCGCCCCGGACGTCGGGTTCAAGCTGCTCGGCCTCGTCGGGCAGGACGCACCCCACTTCCTCGCCACCGGGCAAGGCAGTCTCGCCACGGGCGCGCTGCCGCCGCTCGGCGGACTCACGGCGATCATGTCGAACGGGGTCCCGGCCGGGAAAGCGATCGTCGGCGACTTCCAGTCGGTGATCACCGCGGAGACGCCGGGCGCTCCCGTCGAGCTTCGAGCGGTCGAACCGTCGATCGCCGGCATGGAAGTCGGGATCGTCGGAGCGTTCCTCGCCGAAGCGATCGAAATCGAAGCGTTCGCGGTCCTCACGGCGCCAGCCAGCCCTTGACAGCGTCGTCGGGTAGCTCGACCCAGCCGACGACGCAGACCGGGTCACCCGCGGACGATCCCGGGGCCTACACCGTCGCGGACGTCCTCGCATACGTCGACGCCAACCCGGACAAGCTCGACCTCGTCTACGCGGCCGAGCAGATGGGCAAGGCGCGGGTCACATTGCTGTCCGAGTTGGAGAGCCGCGGGGCGGGCGCGTGACGACGACGATGACGACGGCCGATCTGGCGTGGGCGCTTGGGTACAAGGCGGTCGGCACGAACGAGGAACAGCTACAACGCTGCCTCGACGCCGCCGACACCGAGTGCTACGCCGCGGTCGACCCCGTCGAAGTTGTCACCCCCCTCGGGGCCGGCGTCGAACCGATGGCGCTGTACGACTCGGTTGTCCTGCAACGGGCTGTCGAATGGTGGAAGGCGAACGACGCCGCGTTTGGGGCGCTCGGCTACTCCGAGACGGGCGGGCTGCGACCCCCGGACGGGTTCGAACGGCACTACGCCGCGCTCGCCCCCATGAAAGAGCAGTGGGGGCTGGCGTGACGACGATGGCGCTTAGCGACGTGCGGGTGAAGCTCGCTGCCGCGCTCGCGCCCGTGAGCGACGACGAGCCGCCCGTCGTCGACTTCCCCGACGCCATCCCCGGCCCCTGCTACCAGCTCGCGTACGGGTTCCCGTGGCTGATCCCGTTCGGCAACGCCGGGTGCAACTGGCGGTGCAACACGGTCGTCAACGTAATCGCCGGGCGGCTCGAACCCCCGACGAACCTGTCGACGCTCGAAGACATGACGGCGACCGCGCTGAGTCGGCTTCGGGTCGACGCCCAGATGTGGCCCGTCGACCAGGTCGGTGTCCCCGAGAACGCCACGTACGCCGGGGTCACCTACCTGGCCGCCCGCATCACCCTTCTGCCCGTCGTGTCGATCGGAGGCACCTGATGGCCGAACCCGAGCCAGTCATCCTCAGCAACGCCAGTCTCATGATCAACGACGTTGAACTGGCGTGTCTGCTCAACGAGGTGAGCCTCGAACCCGACATCGACGAGCAGGAAGTCACGACGATGTGCGGCAAGAGGGTGTACCCGGGCGCCGTGCAGTGGACGCTGAACGCCACGCTCTACCAGTCCTTCGACACCGACGGAACCTGGTCGGTGCTGTCCGACGCGGTCAAGGGCGGGGCCAACGTGCCGTTCTCGCTGCGGGCCTACCGGGACCAGGCGGTCAGCACCACGAACCCCGAGTGGTACGGCGAACTCATCCCGCAGCCGTTCACGGTGCTGTCCGGCACCGCGGGTGAGCCGTCCGAGGTCGAGCTTGAGTGGAGCGCCACCGACGGCGCCGACGCCGACTTCATGTCGCCCCGGACGGTCCCGCCGCCGTGATCGACGTCGCCGTCGACATCGGGCCGGCAGCCCGAGACATCGCCCGCTGGACCGCGGGTCTAGCCCGTGACGTCGCGCCCGCGTTCAGTCAGCACGGCAACCGCGTCGCCGACCGGACGAAGTCGAGTCTTCCGCGGCGCACCGGGGCGCTCGCCGGCAGCGTCCGGGTCGACACGACAACCGACGGCGCCCAGGTCGTGATGGGCAGCGACCACGCCGTCTTCGCCGAGTACGGGGGCCGGGGGTTCCCGTCGTCGACGACCGGCAACTACCTCGGCGCCGCCGCCCAGGGACTCGAACCCCAGCTTGAGGTCGCCGCCACGCTCGCGACCGAAGCGT